GCTGTCGCATAGCCGTTCATCCTGCTCTGGTAATCTCCACGGAGCAAACCATCCACATTGAACTTGAAGAAATATTTCTTCTTCTCATCCGGAGTAAGCAAAGCTCTCACCATTGCCTGCTCCCAGCAGCTTACCCAGGGATCCAGCGTGTACTTCACAAACTCCAAGCTCTGCTGCTCAATGTTGTTGAAGCTGGACTTCTCCAAATCCCCGATCATATGAGGCGGCACACGGAAGATCCTCGCGATCTCATCGATCTGAAACTTCCTTGTCTCCAGGAACTGAGCCTGTTCCGGTGAAATGGAAATTGGCGTGTACTTCATGCCCTCTTCCAAAACGGCAATCTTATTCGCATTGCCGCTTCCTCCGAAGGTCGCCTGCCAGCTTTCCCTCACCTTGCTCGGATCCTTGATGGTTCCCGGATGCTCCAGCACACCGGAAGGAGCCGCGCCGTTCGCGAAGAACTTGCTTCCATACTCTTCAGTGGCAATCGCAAGCCCGATCGCGTTCTTCGCCATTGCAATCGGCGAATATCCAACCAGACCATCGAACCCTAATCCCGGAATATGCAGCACATCATGAGGCTGAAGCCTTACCGTCCTTCCAACCTTGTTGGTGCCTTTTCTTCCGTCCACATCGTCCGAATCGTAAACGGTATATTCGTAGTAGAGCCTTCCGTGCTCATCACGATCCACCTTCATCCGATCCGGCATTAACGGATACAGAGCCACAACTTCACCCTTGCCATTGCGGATGATCTGACTGTAAGCATTGCCCCACAGGAGCAAATGCGTCATCAGAGTCTCCCGAAAGATAAAGGATGTCATTTCCGGATTCGGCTCATCATGGAGCAAAAAATAAAGCGGATGATCCACCGCTTTCTCTTTACCGCCATCATCGGTATATCTGTAAAATTGTAATGGCAGGCTTGCCACCGCCTCCGACAGGATCCTCACGCAGCAGTACACCGCCGTCATCTGCATCGCAGATCTCTCGGTCACATACTTGCCACTCGAAGTACCTCCCAGAAAGAAGCTGTAGCTGCTTCCTGCTGTCCTATCTGTAGGCTTATCCCTGCTCCGAAACAGACCGCTCAGTATTCCCATCGCAATTCCCTCCTTCGTCAAAATACAAGTAATCCGCGCTCATCATAAACACTCCCCTGCGGCTCCGTCTGATTGCGTATGCACCGGTCAAGTGCCATGATTGCAGCCACAATGCCGTCAATCTTCTCTTTTGATTTTGCCTTCGTTACCTTGATATTCCCGGCAGGATCCGTATCGACTACCACGTTGCCGGCCATCCACCTGAGAACCGGATGTCCTCCGTGAATGATCTGGCCTTCCATGAGCAGACGATAAAAATCCTTTGTCGGCCCGGACATTGAAGCAAAGCCCTGGCCGAACGGAACCATCGTGAAGCCATCGCCTTCCAGGTTCTGGATCATCTGTGTGGCATTCCATCTGTCCACCGCGATCTCAACGATGTGGTATTTCTCCGCCAGATCATTGATGAACTTCTCAATGAAGTCATAGTGGATCACGTTGCCCTCGGTGGATAACAGGTATCCCTGCCTCTCCCAGATGTCATAAGGAACGGAAGCTGCCTTTACCCTTTGCGGTATTGTCTCTTCTGGCACCCAGAAGAACGGAAGCAGGATATACTTCTCATCCTCATCCCTCGGAGGAAACATCAGCACCAGAGCCGTGATGTCTCCCGTGCTGGACAAGTCCAGACCGCCGTAACAGTCTCTGCCTTCCAGCGCGGCCAGATCAATCTCTTCGTTACCCTTCATAAATATCGCATCCGGTATCCATGCCACGGTACTCGAAACCCACATGTTCAGCCTCAGCCACTTGAAGGTCACTTCATCCGCCGGATTTTGTTTTGCTTCCCGGTAAGCATCCCTGAGCCTTTCGATATCGACCGTATAGCCCAGAGAAGGATTTACCTTGTACCAGTTCGCTTCATCTTCCCAGTCCTCATCATCCTTCAGTCCGTAGACCACCGGATAGAAAGTCGGATCCACACGCCGGCCTTCCAGAATATCCACCGCCTTTGTATGAAGCTCATAGGCGATGGAATGTCTGTCCGTACCTGCCGTGGTGATAATAAAATGCAGCGGATTCTGTCTGGCATCCGAAGATCCCTTTGTCAGAACGTCATACAGCTGCCTGTTCGGCTGAGTATGAATCTCATCAAACACCAATCCGCTGACTGAAAATCCATGCTTACCCCCGACCTCTGCACTGAGCACCTGGTAATATCCTGAATTTCCATAATTCACGATTCTCTTTGTTGCCGTCATCAGCTTCGACCGTTTCAGAAGCGCCGGCGACATCTCCACCATCTGCTTTGCCACATCAAAAACGATGCTGGCCTGCTGCCGGTCAGCGGCAGCGCCATACACTTCAGCGGATGGTTCATTGTCTGCATACAAAAGATAAAGAGCGACGGCTGCTGCCAATTCGCTCTTACCTACCTTCTTGCATATTTCCACAAAGGCTGTTCGGAACTGCCGATACCCATCAGGTTTGACGATTCCGAAGATATCCCGGATCAGCTGCTCCTGCCAGGGAAGCAGCCAGAATCTCTTGCCTGCCCATTTGCCTTTGGTGTGGCATAGGTTCTCGATGAACTTCACAGCCCTGTCAGCCTTCGCTTTATCATAATGAGATGTCGGAAGCATGAACCTTGACGGCTTATAATTCTTCAGCTTCGGATAACCCGCAGGTCTTCTCTCCGCCATTAAGCCTCACCCCCAAGTAATGCCTCCATCTCATCTTCTTCGTCCTTGCCGACACCGGATGCTGCCATAATCCTCGATCTTGCAGATGGAGTCAGACCAAACTCAGATGCTGCCTGCATCATCAGTTTCTGATTGGTATTTGCAATACCGACCCACGGTGTCTGCTGCTGATATCCCTTATCTGTCTCAAAGGTTGAACCTTCAGAATCAATATGCTCCTGAGCCTCTTTCCATCTTGCGTAGGACTGGCAGTAAGCAGCAAACGCAGCCATATCAATCTCAGTGAGTACACCTATCTCGGATAACTTCACGCAGAGTCTCTCCCACTCCTTCTTCGCTTCTGGAAGCAGCCACTTCGGACAGTCGGGCATTCCTTTACCCGGCATCGGTTCCTTCGTATTCAGTTTTCTTTTCCCCGGATTGCCTTCCAGCTTCTTAAGCGCTGTGGGCTTCGGTTTTCTCCCAGCCATCGGAATCCCTCCTTCCTCGAAAATTGCATAATAAAAGGACCATGCTCTTCACATGATCCTCTTGATGTTCATTTCACTTCTTCATTTCCAGCTTCGAGATTCATGATCCCATTTTGCTGAATAATTATTGTTTCCGGTTATGCTCTCTACAATTGGAAGCAGTAACGTTTTGAGCAGTTCAACCACATCTTCCAGTTCTGCATCCACAAGCGCTTTCTTCTTTTTTAGAAATGCTTTCCATCTGCTCTGGTGAATCTCACTTGCCAAAAAGTCTTCAGTGAAAGCAAAGATATCATCAAAACCTGTACCTCTATGCTCAAAGGTCTCTCTGACTGCTTCCTTCAATTCTGTTCCGTCAAGGTCATACCTGTCGGCCAGGATATAAATATCATAAAAATCCTTATATCTGCTGTTTGCATCACCAAGAGAAACAATAGCCTCGAACTTTTCTGATATCACCGATGAAATGGAATATGCATAAATCTCCGGCACCTCCATATCGAGCAGTACCGGGAACTCCATTTTTACTCTGTCCGGATAAACAACATCCCCGAATCCGATATCAATAGATACTGGAACCTTCGTCCTGTCCAGATATGCCATGATGGAAACATTCACACCATGATATTCCTTGAACTCGGTGATATCTATTACCTCCAACGTATCCAGATCATACCGCAAAGCATCATCACACTCGATGGAGAAGATGTTTGCAAATACCTTCTTCATTTCCTCCACATTATTCGGCATATTCCTTGCCAGAAGGTCTATGTCTCTTGTGGCTCTTGCAAACTCACCTTCAAAGAGCGCATACAGGAATATACCGCCCTTAAGTGTAAATCGCTCCACATATTCTGACACCGACAGTCTGTATACGGTTCTTTCCAACCCATACGCCGTCAATGCTTCCTGAAATGTTTTACCGCTGGCCACCGCCTGGTTCTTCAATCTGTCCTTTACAGATATTGCACTTATCATACGAGCACCTCCAGATATTGTCTCATCGCTTTGTCGCATTTCATCAGTTCTGCATACTTCAGAAGCCGGTTCAGATTCCGGTCTTTTCTCTGCAGATAGGTCACAAGTATCTCCTTGGTTTCTTCAATACCGACCTTCTCCCTGTAAAACACGATATCCACGACGGTCTTTTCCATATCGTAGATCTGAAATTCATTCTTACCTTCTTTTACCGTTGTAACGCCCAGCTCATGTCTGTCATCGGTATAATGATGAACATTCATCTGTGGCCAGTCCGGCATAGTGGATACCTTTGCTTTCCTTGGTATAGCTACATCAACAGCATCCGGAATAAACGTCGTCAGATGATAATAAACAGCAGCGCTGAGCAGGCAGATCACACCCTTCGGTGCATATGCCTCGGTATAATAGAAGTCTGATTCCTCACCACGATACTCTGCGTTCTCGTAATAGCTCTTATTCAGTTTTATAAGCTTTCCTTCATCGACCAGCTTGCTGACCTTATACTGCGAGAAGCCTTTTTCCTTAAGCTCCTTCATGGAAAAGATCTTCTGATCTTCAGGAAGTATTGCTGTACCCGCCATCTTTTCCACCTCGAATTCATTTAATTTATTTTCGGCATTTTAGTATTCTGCCGAATTTCGATTAAATATTACAACCAAACGTGTCGTTTGTCAATCGAATTCTGAGATGACAATGCAGGCTCATACCCCCCGTCTTCCATTTCGCGATTTTGCACGCGTGACCCCCGCGCCGTTCCCTGGGAGCCATACCGGTAGAGATTTCACCCGCCCCTACCCGCGATGTTTTCCCCAGTAGTCCCCTCTCTTCGCGTGTATAGTTGAGTGACACGACTTGCACAGCGCGATCAGGTTACTGCGATCGTGCGTACCACCTTCACTCAGAGGCAGCTTGTGGTGGATCTCTTCAGTGGGCACGATAATTCCACGTTCAAAACACAGCTCACAGAAGGGATGCTCCGCAGCATACTTGTCACGGATCCGCTTCCATGCACGACCATATCTCTTCTTTGTAGACTTATCCCTGCCGTACTTCTCATAGTTACTGTTGCTCAGCTTTTCATGCTCTTCACAGAACCTTTTGTCTGTCAGCTTCGGGCATCCGGGATAAGAGCATGGATGCTTCGGTTTCCTTGGCATCATTCCACCTTCTTTCCCATAGAAAAAGCCGCCACGGTATTCTGCTCCGCAACGGCTCTCTCATCTTTCGCTTTTGCCAGTTTAACATTATCACAAAGACTTACTGTACCGAACTTGATTTTACTGTATTGTTTCCGGAATTGTTATTTCATCCAGGGCATTCCTGTGAAGGCGAAACACATTGTCGATACCGTACCCAAGCTCAATGGCGATCTCTTCCCACCTCATATAGGACAGGTACCGCAGTTCCAGTATCGTCTGAAGCTCAGCGCTCTCCACAGCCTTGATCCTGCGGATGATATCCTTCTTCAGTTCCACAAGCTTCATCATATCCTGATTGATCTCATTCTCCAGGTCGATGATCTTGATAATGGCATCCTCCATCCTTGAACCATCCCTGTTCGGGCTCTTCGGCATATCCGAATATGTCACCGTTGCTTTGGTGGCCAAATCATGAAGATCCTCAATCTGTCCCAGCTTGCTCTCGATCCGCTGGTTCAGTCCGAAGGCCTGTGATAAATATTTCTTCGCTTCCTGCTGATGTCTGTTCATAAGCTACCTCCGATTGGATTTATTTTTTCTCCCTCGGATTGACTCTGATTGTCTCACTTCGTCCTGAAGCCTCTTGATCAGATATTCCCCGTCCAAGCTTGTCAGCTGGCTATACCAGCCGGAACGGAAAAACCTCTCAATCTCTAAGGCCTCATCTATTGCTTTTCGATCCTTTGGATGTGCCTTGATCTTCTTCAGCGCCACCCTGTAGTCAGCGACCGCCTGCAAAATGATTGCATTCGCCAATTGCTCATACGGATCCTCTGCCAGATTTTTATTTCCTGCCATAGGCACTTACCTCCGCTTTTACGGCATCGATAATATCCTCCAAGGCATCCAACTTCTTATCATGAATGAACTCGATACCGCCGGCATCGGAATAGACAGCACCGTTGGCCATCTGTGTCAGCTTCCCGGAAAGCGTTGCAGCATTTGCAGCTGTCACCTCTCCACCCGGAAGATTGATCACCAGGTCACTGGCCATCGCCTCGTACTTCGCACGCTCATCCTCATCCAGATACACGGGATATTCAGAGTTGATCAGTTCCGGCATCTGCAGGTGGTCGGTTCCCTTCATGGAAATCGTGATATCGGAGATCCTGTCATAAATCCTCTTATCGGCACCCTTCCGGAGCCGGTAGCTGTAAACGATCGGACCGTTTGTCTGATTCGGTACGAAATACTCGACTCTGTACTGGCTGATAAACCTTCCAAGTCTCTCTCCCATATCCAAAACCTTGTATTCTGCAAAGAGATCCATCAAACCATTGCTGGAAGGAGTGCCGGTCAAGCCCACAATCCTTTTCACTCTCGGCCTTACCTTCATCAGTGCCTTGAACCTCTTCGCCTGCCAGTTCTTAAAGGATGACAGCTCATTGATCACCACCATATCGTAGTCAAACGGCAATCCGCTCCTTTCGATCAACCAGGGAACGTTCTCCCTGTTGATGATGTAAATATCCGCATCCGCCTGAAGCGCCTTCATCCTCTCTGCTGCCGTGCCGACTGCTATGGAATATCGAAGTCCACGCAGCTGATCCCACTTCTGTATTTCCGCTGACCAGGTATGCTTCGCCACTCGAAGCGGTGCGATGATCAGCACCTTAGTCACCTCGAAACTGTCAAACATCAGGTCATTCAGTGCTGCCAACACAATACTGGTCTTGCCCATACCCATATCAAGCAGGATCGCCGCTATAGGATGCTCCTTTATGAAGTTGATCGCATATATCTGATAATCATGTG